AAAATCATAAACCAAAAATGAAGAAAGAATTTCTTTCCTACTTAAACTCACAGTTGGAACAGAATAAGAATCTTTTGGCAATGAATTCAATATCAGAAGATTCTTATTCTGTTCCAACTGTGAGTTTAAGTAGGAACAGAATAAGAATCTTTTGGCAATGAATTCAATATCAGAAGAGGATAAATCTATGCTCCAAGCCGCAGTTGATTCTTTAACAGAGACCATTGCTGCAGTTGATGCGATGGAAGATTCTACTGAAGTCCTTGATGAATTGAAGACTACTGTTGAAGAGCTTCAAAGTTCACTCACAGCTGTAAAAGAAAAAATTAACCAAGATACAAAAAAAGAAACAACGCCAGAAATGGAAAATATTGAAAACACTTATTTGACTAGCTCAAATGCTATTCATGATTTTGCACAGACTATCAGAAAATCAAAGTCTGTTGAAGAGTTCAACAAGAATTGGCAAGCAGTTCTCGCTGAAAATGGTATAACAATCGCAGAAGGTTCTGAAGAGGCTTATCTTCCTGCTCCTGTTAAAGACAGAATTCAAGACGCTTTCGATCGTGAGAACGCTTGGTTGAGCAAACTTCGTTGGACTGGTAGCAAACGCTTCTATGCTAGATACAATGACGCTACTGATTTGGATTCTGAGAACGTAAGAGCTAAGGGACACAAGAAAGGTGATACCAAAGCAGTTCAAACTTTCCAACTTTCAGCTAAACTTATTGAGCCTCAGATGATTTACAAGATTGCTCAATTGGATAACCAAACCATTTTCGAGACAGATCAAGATTTAGTCAATTACGTTATTGATGAGCTTGTTAACCAAATTTCCGCAGAAATTAGACGTTGTGTGTTGGTTGGTGATGGTCGTGCAAACGATTCTGACTATAAAGTCAACAAAATCATCTCTATTGCTTCTCACACTACTACCGATGGACTTGTTACTGTATCAACTGAGACTGCTAATGGTTTCTTGATTGATGACATGCGCGCAGCTGTTGATTCTATTAAGAATGATAATGGAAGAGAGATTCTTGTGTTCATGTCAAAAGCTGACCTCAGAACTCTTTCTCGCATACAAAGTTCTGAAACTTCAAGCCCTGTATATATGGCTAAAGAACAAGTTGCTGAGCAAATCGGTGAGAATGTGACTATCGTCACTACTGATATGCTTGGAGCTGACTTCAAAGCTATTGGTTTTATCGCTGATGCTTACTACATGGTTGGTCAAAATGTAACTTCTTTAGGTATAACTAATTGGGAGGACTATTTCAAGAATATGCAGAACTATCGCGGAGAGCTTATGATCGGTGGAGACCTAGTTGATCTCAAATCTGCATTCGTTTTGAAAGCTAACGCTTAATCTAACACAATAAAAGAGAGGGGTAAACCCTGCCCCTCTCATTTTCAATAACTTATAACAAAATAGAATATTTAGTAAATAAACATTTATACATAATGGCACTTTGTGAACGTTTAATCAATTCATGCGTAGGAGCTGATTGCAACAATCCTGTCGTTGAGGGTGCAGAACCAAAATGCTGGATTTGGAACAAGTCTGATATTGCCAGCTTGACCTATGATGCTCAAAATCCTAATATCATTACAGCTATCAATATGAAGGAAGTATCTGACGGTGTTAATGCTGTTGGTTACACTATCTCACAACTTGGTAAGACTCCATTCACTGGAACTTCTACTGAGATGGTTGAAGGTAACTATGGTAACACTTTTACTGAGACTGTTCAGTTCGTTGTCCCTGACAACTCACCTGCTGCTTCTATGTTGCTCGACAACATGGCTGGCGGTAAGTTCCTTGTTGTGATGGAGAATCAACACAATGGAGCAGATGGTAAAGGTAAGTTCCAAGTTTACGGTTCAAAGAAATCTTTGTCTGCTACAGCTATGACTCGTGAGCTTTACAACGATGACACTAACGGTGGATTCTTGGTTACTCTTACTGCTGAGAAACAACCTACTTCTGGTGTATTCATTTATACTACTGATGATGCTGCTACCAGAACTTATCTTGATTCACTTGTTGACTGCGGTGACTAACGAAGTTAGTCCCTCGTACTTTCTTCTTTAATTCTTTCTAATATCATG